ATTAAAAAAGTAATTAAAGGTTTAAAAAAAGCCTCTAAATTACATGCTGGTCAAGCTAAAATGTTAAAGGGAGTTATCAATGGTAAAAAAACTAAAAAAAGTAGCTAAGGCTTTAAATAAAGCTTCCAAACTACACAAGAAACAATCTAAAATTATCAAGAAGCATATTAAGGAGATGAAACGTGGCAGATCCTAAAGTAGGCACTGGTAAAAAACCAAAAGGCTCTGGGAGAAGACTATACACTGATGAAAATCCTAGGGACACTGTATCGATTAAGTTTGCGACCCCTTCGGACGCTCGTGCGACTGTTGCAAAAGTCAAACGAATTAACAAACCATTTGCAAGGAAAATACAGATTCTCACAGTTGGTGAGCAAAGAGCAAAGGTTATGGGTAAGAGCCAGGTGGCTAGCATATTTAAGAGGGGCAAGGATGCTATCAGAAAAACGAAAAAAGTTTAATGGTAGATCTTATAGGGTCTCTAATTTAAAAGAGGGGCCATATAAGAAAAAATTGATTAAGGGACTCATGTCAGCAAGGAGAGATGTGGGTGCCGCTCTCAAGAAAAAAGATAAAAAAATGGAAAGAAGTGCACGTAACCGTGTTCATAAATTTAAGAAAAAATTAGGAGAAAGATAATGCAATTAGAAACAGCAATAAATAGATTAATAAAATATTTGAATAGGAGAACAGAAGAACTTTCTCTGGCTGTCACTACAGGTGGTATTGACACCATGGAAAAATACAACTATATAATAGGACAAATAAATGCCCTAGAGGCAACTAAACAGGAACTCTCTAACCTGCTAGAAGATAAGGAGCAAAATGAAGGAACAGTCGTCGACATCAAGGATAAAACTACCAAATAAAGAGTTGGTAGGAGTTAAAACATCAAAAGAAAAAGATTTAACAAAACAAGATTCTAATAAACTACCACAACCAACTGGTTGGAGAATGTTGGTTTTACCTTTTAAAATGAAAGAGAAAACTAAAGGTGGTTTAATAATTGCTGAAACAGCTTTAGAGAGGCAACAAGTTGCTTCTCAAACTGGTTTAGTTTTAAGAATGGGTCCAGATTGTTACAAGGATAAAGAGCGTTATGCTAATGGTCCTTGGTGCAAAGAAGGGGATTGGGTGATGTTTGCCCGATATGCTGGATCAAGAATAAAGATAGAAGGTGGAGAAATACGTCTGCTAAACGATGACGAAGTTTTAGCTACGATCAAGAATCCAGAGGATATCTTGCATGAATACTAATCATAGAAAAGGAGTAAACTATGCCAGAAGCAGATAAGAAAACAGTTGATATTGATACATCCGGCCCAGGTGCCGAAGTCGATATTGCTGAAAAAAAAGACGAGTCGGTTGTAGAAACCGAAGCGCCGAAACAAGAAACAAGTAACGAAGAAGTAGAAAAAGTAGAAACGAAACAAGAAGAAGTAAAAGAAGAACCTAAAGAAGAATTAAAAGAAGGATCAAAACCAAAGGACGAAGAATTAGAGACCTATAGTAAAGGGGTCCAATCGAGGATTGCTAAATTAACTAGAAAAATGCGTGAAGCAGAGCGGAGAGAGAAGGCCGCTTTAGATTATGCAAAAGCAGTTGAAGGCAAAAGAAAATCTTTGGATTCAAAATTTGGTCAAATGAATAAAGACTATGTTTCTCAATTTGAGAAAAGAGTAAAAGACGGAATGGAAATGGCACAAGGAGAATTATCTAGAGCCATTGAGTCCGGCGATGCTACTGCTCAAGTTAATGCACAAAAAAGAATTGCTGCATTATCAATTGATGAAGCAAGGTTGAATGTCATGAGGGAAAATAAAATTGTAGAGGAAAAACCACAAAGTTTGGACGATGCAGTTAAACTTCCTAACGAAACACCAAAAGATCTACCTGACCCAGATCCTAGAGCGGAAGAGTGGGCTGGAAAGAATTCATGGTTCGGACAAGATAGAGCTATGACCTTTACAGCATTTGAAATACACAAGGATCTAGTGGATAAGGAAGGTTTTGACCCTAAAACTAGCGAATATTATGCGGAAGTTGATAAAAGAATAAGACTTGAATTCCCGCATAAGTTTGATATAAAAGAAAACAATACGTCGGCTAGACCGACGCAAACTGTGGCTTCGGCTAGACGAGTAGTTAGGCCGGGCACAAAAACTGTGAAACTCACATCATCACAGGTAGCAATCGCTAAAAAATTAGGTGTGCCACTCGAAGAGTACGCAAAACAATTAAAAATCACGAAGGAGGTATAGCGTATG